ACCAGCGACTGCGAACCAAGGATAAGAAACATTATCAGTTAAAGCAATATTTTTCAATACTTCACCTGTTGGTGGTATGAAAAGTTGTGTTGCGTTATCTGTATCTCTTACTTGAATCCAAGGCCAGTATGTTGCAGAATAGTTACTATCAATTCCTAAATCATCTAAAGATGAGATTGTTTCATCAGAAGTTGTGTAGTTAGGTGAATTAATAATGTATAATGAGTCAGCTCTATCATTTTCAATAATGTCAATCGCTTGATTAACTAATGAACTATGATTATTCCAATCAATACCTGGTGTTGCAAATATATTAATATCCACAGCTTCAGGATTTGCATATGTTTCTATACCTTGTAAGTAAGCATAATAATCTGAGTTTCCAACAGTACTGCTGAATACACCACCGTTACCAGTATGACCACTTACATATGTTGATTTACCAAAGATATATCCGTCACCATTTGTTCTTGTATTTCTATAAATGTCCCAGCCATCAAAACCGCCAAATACAGGTATTGTGAATTTTCTGTATGGCGTTGTAGCTAATTTACCTTTAGATACACCTTCTAAGTCATATGCTGTTGTTTTAAATAATTTACTACCAGTTGTTCCAGTGATTGATGACGCATTTGTTGATAAGTGGAAACCAAATGTTGATCCGGCTGCTACGTTACCCTTAAACTTTAACATGTCTCTATCATATTCAAAATGATTGTCTGTTGAAAATCCTAAAGTTACTTTTTTAACTTTATCACCATTTGTTGTGTTTGCATTTCCGCTAGCGTCATAATATAATACATCACCTGCGTCATAATATTTTGTTTTATAAAGAATTTCACCTATTTCAGATCTTGTTGTTACTCCCTTGAAACCAGCTGGTATTGCATCAGTTGGGTATTCACTAGCTAAAACAAGCATAATATATTTAGATCTTAATTCATATTCACCATCTGATGTACCAATTTTTCTACCGATAAAACCTGGTAAATCTGGATTCATTGTACATCTAGTGTATTTTTCTAAAACTAGTTGGTTAGCATCGGTATCGTTAAAATCACGAACAAGAACATCAAATTCTGCAGTGTCAAGATCAATATTTGCAATGGTTATTTTAACTTCATAGTTAGAATTATCACCATCTGATACAGTTAAGAAACTGAATAAATCAAAAACCTTCCCGCCTCTAACTTCAGAAACTACTGTTGATGACCCTGCCATATCCCATGGGTTAACAAAATTATCAGCTTCCGTTAAAACTTGTTCATCTGTACTTAAACCTCTAATAAGACCTTGTTCAAATAAATTATTTATTAAGTTTGGATATACTTCATGTACATAAAGTGGATATTCATTTTTTTCTTTATCAAATACATCAGTACCAAGAATCTTAGTTATGTATTTTGAAGAAGATGTATCAAATGAACAGTCAAAACTATGTGCAACCGATGCGATATCGGTAACATTTAAGTTAAATTCTGATAATGGATTTGTATCTATTGTTGTACCAGTAATTTGAACCGCTGTTGAGCCGGTTACTCTATGTACAAGTGCATTTGATACGTATGAACCTCTTGATCTTAATAAACATACTGTTCTTCCAGCATAATCAGCATTTAATGCTGCTGAATATTTGTATCTTGTCACACTAAATGATGTAGCACCTGTTAAAACAAATAAGTAAGAATAAACACCATGAATTGTTGAATCGGTAGAACCACTTTTTACAAAGTAATTGTTATACCAGTTCTTATTAGCGTTTCCAATAGGTGATAATAATTGAGTTCCAGTTAATCCACTTGTTGCAGATGCCGGTACCGTACCGATTGTAAACCATTCATTAAGAGCATAAGCTCCATTAGAATTTGAACCAGCAACCAAATAATCGGTAATTGATGTTCCTTCTGTTGATGTTTTACCTGAAAGTTCAGCATAGAATGTTGAGCCTGTTATTGTTGATAAAGAAGTGGGTGTTAATGTACTACCACTTGTTGTTGGTGTACTTGTTAAATCTACAGTTACGCTACCCAATGTCTTGATACCATAAGTTTTACCTGGTTTGTAACCAGTTAATCCTAAAACTCTAGTTACAAATAATTGATTTGATTCTTGTAAATATGATTTAGCGACATACGGAAGTTCATATTTAGGGTTACCATCTCCGTATTTTACTGGACTGGTTGTGCCAAAATATGTTTTAAATTCGTCGAAATTAGAAATCAATATTGGTTCGAACGCGGGACCTTTTATAGTCTCACCTACTAGACCCAATGTTGTAACTCCAACGCTTTGCGCTACGAATGTTAGATCCTTCTCTGATGTGTACACACCTGGAGACACGAATACTCTGTTTGAATTTGCTGCCATTGATAAATGTTTGGTTAAATAATTTTATTCTTTCCAAATAAATATCTTTGTTTTAAGCAAAGATTTCTCAATTTTTTTGTATTTAGATAGTAATTTATCCTTTTTTATCATTATTTATCTTTATACATGAAAAACAAAAGTAAAAACGTAAAAATCAGTGAAAAATACCACGAAATGTTAAAATCATATTGTGATAAGAAGGGATTAAAAATATATAAAATTTTAGAAAAATTAATAGAAGACACCTGTAAACCCAAAAAAACGGATCTTTATGATGAAGATTAGTAAACGTATGTTACACCAACTTTAGATCCTGATATTGGTGAAAAATTCAGTTTAACCTGATTAGACGACTCAACATCAAAACCCTGACCTTCTTCTTCAATAAGACCATTAATATCTAAACTGACAATACTGTCTATTGAATTTAAAAGAGTAAATATTAATGTTGATCCGTTATATGTGAAATATTCAGTAGACACCTGCAACGTCTTACCGTAGCTATCAATAAACACACTATTTCTACCTTTAAAGTATGTTATTGTGATAGTACTACCCTCAAGAGGTGGGCTTGCAAAGGTAATTTTTGATGTACCAGCAATATGAAAAAAGTCTACATCTCTTTCTTGTAAAAGACCATTTATAGCAACATTAAATAACATACTAATACTTTCACCAACACTAAATGCTGTTTGTAACCCATCTGCTTTAAATGTGGCGATTGTAATATCAATTCTTTTATTAATGTATTTCTTTTGAAAATTCGTATTTTTAGCAAACTCATTCATCAAGAAAAATCTACTAACGGCTGGTTTAACCTCAAATTCATCTTGGTCAATCAAGAAACCGAGCATGGTAAATTGATACGTTTGCATATAAAATCTACGTCCGTCTATTTGATCAATAGGCGAATTATCTTCAACCTTATCCATTATAATTGGTATATAATGACCTTTTACTATAGTATACGCCTGTCTTGATGCAAATTTTTGTAAAACTATTTTGTTAAACCTATTTAATTCTCTAAGTTTTGTACACACAATTGTCACCTCAAAGGTAATATCTACCGCAACAGGCTGTGGAATCTTATAAACGTCTGCGCCCATTTGTGTTCCGTTCCAAGTTGCTACCGAAGCATAGTGAAACTGAAGTCTATCTGGTATTGTTCTGGTAACTGATGGGTTTGTTCCCGGTTGAACGTCCGGTCTTCTAATAACACCAACAAATGGTACCTTTAAATTACCGTCATCATCTGAAAATTCCCAGGTATTCATAATTTGAGCCCACCTTTGGATTGTTAATATTTTAGGTATAACCGGTATTTGTTCGCCATCAGATATGACAACAAAGTTTTTCTTAATAAAATCCAACATCCCAGAATCTAAATCGTCGTGTAAAACAGAATCAGGAAGATAAGAATCAGATTTGGTTATTTTTTCCAATAATTCTTGTCTTCTTTCGGTAAGCTGTTTACCCTTGTAAATTTGAATATCTGTTTTTCTTTTAGGTATTCCCATGTTATACTCCTCTAAATTCTTGTTCCTGTGCAATTGCACAAGTAATCGTTCTATAGTATGGTTTAAAACCAAATAGATGATGTTTATTATCTGAAGTTACTCTACCGTCATTTGTAACGGTATAAAATCTAATTTTTTCTTCAGATTCTGGATATCCAATATAATCCCCGTATCTTATATCTATACCTAATTCTTCTAAATGTTTAATATAAACGGATAAAAGTAAATTACCCGGCTCCAAATACCTAAGCATACCGCCTTTATATGAACTATTTTTTGCTTCTTCTACCTTAACTAATGCATTAAATTCAATTGGCGGAAAATATTTGATCTCATCCTTACCAACTTCACCATATACATCGTCTTTATCAGTTTTTTGTCTATCAACCCTATAAAGAACCAACTTCATGTTTAAATCACCGTGCAAATACTCCTGACCTATTTGTATTTGTAGGCTGAAATCCTCTTCAGAAAAGAATTTACTCATTCTTGTTATCGGTAATTTATTCTCCATAATATCTATAAATAGTTTAGAAAGTGTTTGTAATTAGTTATATTTTATAATGTATGGAAACTAAAATACCGGAAATAGTGGGTAGAGAAATATTACTGGCATATGCTGGTTCGAACAATCACCTATTGGAACTTAAAAAAAGGCTTTTAGAAAGTAAACATTTTTCTTTGAGTAGGACTCAAGCTGATTATATTATCAAGAATGAAAAGACAATTCCAAAAGTAGCTAGAAAAAAAGTTAAATTATTTTCATCTTTTGCAGATAAAATAATGCTTGATAGGTTATTACCAAAACCACCTGAAGATATTTGGGTGGAAAAATTATTATGTGAATCAGATAAGGCATATCATATATGGGGTAAAGTTTTAGAAACTGATCAGATGCATTCTTTTTGGGTCCCTAAAATGGCGATAGTTCAGGAGGAGAAGAAATTAGACAGAGAAATTGATTATTCACCTTATGATGTTAGACCACCAATGGAACATCAAAAAACCGCGATCGAAAAACTTTTAGCAAATGATAAATTCATTCTTGCCGATGACATGGGTCTGGGTAAAACAACGGCTGCAGTTATTGGCTCTTTAGAAAGTGGGGCAAAGAAAATTTTAATTGTTTGTCCAGCCTCATTAAAGATTAACTGGGAAAGAGAAATTAAAAATTATACAGATAGAAGAATATTATTAATTGAAGGTAAAAAATGGGGATCTACTTTTGATTATTATATTATTAACTATGATATATTAAAAAACTTTCACACAACAGATAAAAGTGAGGATAGTGAAGCGTATCAATTAATCACAAATGCTGGATTTGATTTAGCAATTGTGGATGAGGCTCATTATATTTCAAATTCAACAGCACAAAGAACTAAATTATTAAATGATATTCTTAGTAAGATTCCTAAGGTTTGGTTGTTAACAGGAACACCTATGACGTCTAGACCGATAAATTATTATAACTTACTTAAGATTGTTGAATCACCATTAACATTGAATTGGCAAAGTTATGTTTTTAGATATTGTGCCGGTTATCAATTTAGAGTTGGTAGCAGAAAAGTATGGAATACATCAGGAGCATCTAATCTAGATGAATTAAGGGAAAAGACTAAAAATCTTGTTTTAAGAAGAATGAAGACTGACATCTTGGATTTACCAGAAAAAATCATCACCCCTGTTTATTTAGAGCTTCAAAGTAGATTCTATGATCACGAACTAGAAGACTTCATTAGAATTACCAAAGAAAAAAGAAACAGTGAAAGCGTTTCGGTTACTTTAAATAGATTAATGAAACTTAGACAATTAATTGCAATTGAAAAGGTCCCATATACTTGTGAGTTTATTGATAAGTTTATTGAACAAGATAAGAAAGTTATTGTCTTCACAAATTTTACCGCGTCATTAGATATGATACATGAAAAATATAAGAAAAACTCTGTTATTTTAGATGGTAGAATGAGCAAAGAAAAAAGACAAGAAAGTGTAGATAAATTTCAAAACAACGATAAAATAAAAATATTCATTTCAAACATTAAAGCTGGTGGTGTTGGTATAACATTAACTGCGGCTGAAACTGTTATTATGAACGATCTTTCTTTTGTTCCGGCCGATCATTCACAGGCTGAAGATAGGGCATATAGATATGGCCAAAAAAATACTGTATTGGTATATTATCCCGTTTTTGAAAATACAATCGAAATACAGGTTTATAATATTTTACAAAAGAAAAAGGGTATTATTGACCAAGTTATGGGTGATGGGGAATATAGCGACACTTTCGCTAGTGAGTTACTTAAGAATTTATTATAGTTTTATAATAAATCCGGTATTTATAATAAAATGAAATCTGAATGAGTACCGTAATTAGTCTTCCAGAAAAGGAAAAGCTTTATAGCCAAATCCTACACTTATTAGGTATGCCTGTTAGGGGTGTAGAATTAACTGAAGAACAAATGGATTCTTTTTTAGAATTATCCGTAAATGAATATGAGCAGTATGTGAGTGATTGGTTAGTAGAATCACAATGGTCATCATTAGTTGGGTTAGACGTTGATAATCAATCATTAACTAGAGCATTTACTACTAGAGATATGAATTTTGAAAATCAATACACACATTCTTATTCTAAAATTGTTGGTTTACAAGCTGACGGTCCATGGGTACTTAAAAAAGATTACATTGATTTGGTAGCTGGTCAACAAATATATGAAGTTCCAGCCGGACGAGAAATAAACGAATTATTATGGTTTAGTAGAGCAGAGCTTGCTGGTTCTGTTGCAGATCCATTTTTAGGTGGTTTTGGTGGCCTAGGTGGCGTTGGATTTGGTGGGATGGGTGGTTTTGCTCAAGTGGGTTCATCAGGGTCTTATTTCATGTTTCCTGCGTTTGACTTACTATTAAGAATGCAAGACAGAAACATTAAAAATAGATTGTTTGGTGGTGAATTAACATATAGAATTACAGCTGGTCCCAACGGAACAAAATTTATACACTTAGCAAACGTTCCAGGCGGAAGATTTGATTTTGGTAATATAAAAAGACACGAGGATAAAGTTTGGTATTGGTATTATGATACCATGGATAGAGATACTTGTCTAGACGAGAACAAAGACGTTATTAAATTACCGTCTGATGTTATGACACAACAATTGGCTTGGGATGAATTAAATAGACCGGCACAAAACTGGGTAAGAAAATACCTTACAACTTATTGCAAAGAAGCTCTTGGTAGAATATATGGTAAATTCTCTGGAGACCTTAAGGTACCAGATAGTGATGTTAAATTAGATTATACATCATTACTTACAGAAGCAAAAGACGAAAGAATGAAACTTAATGAAGAGTTGATGTTAAGATTAGAAAGACTTCGTCCAGATAAAATGCTTGAAAGAAAGGGTAATGAAGCGGAGAACTTAAACAAGGCCCTGAAATTCAGAGCCATGCCAAGTCCATTTAATGTTATTTAATCCATAGGTATAGAAGCGTGATATGCATAATCATGTCCATTATTCTCAATGATTTCTTCATCTTTAAGATCTTTAACACTTTCTGCTTGAAATGAAACCACCTTTCTATTATAATCAACCCATCTTTGATCTACAATATTTAAACTATCTTCAACATACATAAAGAAGGGGTCTTTATTTACTTTATTCCAAAATAAAACCTCACCATCTGATAATGTCATCACCTCATC